TGCGCTTTTTTAGTTTCTTCAATCGCTTCCAAATGCCCGTCCTTATGCGCTGCAATTATTTCTTTTGCAACTTTCACCCACTTTGGATCACTAGGATCAAAAATGATGTTATCTTTTTTCTTATAAACAATGCCATTAATGCCTATTGAAGTTGCTTTTAATTTATATTTCATCACTGAATAAATTTAGCATTTAGAACTAAAACTTTTGCCTTGAAAGTGTCATCAGCACCAATTATTTTAATTTTCCAATATTCCGAAATATGGGAAGTATCACTAACGAGAGTCAATGCAGTGTCCTGACCCAATGTCCAATTAATAGTTTCTCTAATTTTGTAGTCTTCGTCAGGAAATACTTTGCTTTCAAGCGTTATTGTTACCGAGTTAGACGTGCCTCCTGTTGAATCAAGAGATAAATAAGTATATGGAATTAATTCTAAATTTGATTTTTTTCTATACTTAAACTCCCAAATTGAATCACCGACACCAATTGTATCACTAGAAGCTCCAATATAAGTTTTGTATGTATCCGTGTAGTTAAGGTATGCATCTACAGTCTCTGAAACCATCGTTTCATTAACAGTATACGCAACCCCTGCAAACAACATACAAAAAACACTGATAATAAATAATATTTTTTTCATAATAATTGTATTAAATTAATTAATTAACCTTGTTCTCCACCTTCACCAAGTGTTTGAAGCGTATAAATCCTGTCAATTGTAACTGGTACCGCTAATGGTGCAGATCTTATACCAAAAATATGAGAAGCTCTGTTTTCTCCTATTTTGTTATAAATCATATATTTGGCTGAAACATTACGAATAAATTGAGGAAATTCAACCCTTGAAGGATCTTTTATAACTTCTGGCAATCCACCATAAGCTAGATCAAACTGAGTTCCAGAAACTGGCGTAAATACAGTTTGATTTGCTGGCATGTATCGCTGAGTCACTTTTGCCTCATCCTGATAAGTTTCATCATATGACCAGATATTAAACGTATAGCTTCCTGCTGTAATTTGTCCATTAAGTGAAGAACCAGAACTATTTGCAATAGGCCGCTTAATATCATTCAAATTAACATTATTGAAATTTGCATTATTAATGAAGAAATCAGAAGCTTTCAATGCGGTGTATGATGCGCCAGAAAGTGTCATATCAATTTCTTTTATATTGCTTTTTCCAGTTGTTCTGAAGAAATCACCAACAGCAATTAATTGCGCCTCAATTGCAGCAGTAGTGACAGTCCAGTAGCCACCAGCACCAGCATCAACCTTTGAAGTTGCTTTTCGCTTATAATCAATATTTGTATCTGAATTAATTAAAACAATTCCAGTTTCAAATATTTGGGCACATTGCAATTCTTCAGCTCTGGCAATTTTGTTTTGTAATTTAATTAATTTTCTTGCTACTCCAACAGCAGCCGACCCAGTTAGTTTTGCATTACGTGCAGAATTAACCATATTATCATATACATCCAATGATGTAGCATCAAAATACTGGTCGTGCATTGGTGGTAAGAAAATCTTTTCAGATGATTTTGAAAAAGTATTTCTTGTTCCTTCACCTAACCTATTAACATCTACTGAAATTAATTCTGTATCTCTCTCTACCTCTATGCTAACATATTTTGTTTGCGTAGGTTTTGGCATAAACATACTTGAGAAATGTGAAGGTACAGGAGCGTTTTCCTGATAAACATCAATCAAAGTTTGCGTGAATGGGTTTCTATGTTGTGCTAATTCCATTTGTTTTTTCTCCTATTTTTATGAGTTATCAAACTCAGTTAGTTCTAACCCGGCTTTCAATCTGAAACCCATTGCATTCAAATAATCCTGAACTGTTCTACCATCACCAGTTATAACAGTGGCAAGAGTAACACCAGCAGGTAATGCAATCTTATCAAGTGCAACATCACCCTTATTAACATACTCAATTTCTACAGTTGCAGAAGCAGCAACATCAAGATCCGCAGATCCGCCAAACCAAGCTAAACCAATAGGAAACTGCGATCCGTCAGAGGCTGAAGGTGCGAGTAATACTAGTTTTCCAGTTGCCGCAATTTTGCCCAACAAAACAAGTGCTAGAATTGTAGATCCAGAGCCACTATCTGTATAATCATTCTTATCGAAATGATTATTTCCTAATAATGCTTTTGATACATCGTAGTTCGCAAATGAACTATTATTTGTGTTTACGGGATTCGTTATTACTGTCATTTTTTAAGCCTCCAATGGTTTTAAGCCAGCAGCAGCACGAGCTTCGTTTTCAAAATTAATTGCTTCAATATCATTGTCGCTTTTTGCAACAATCTCTTTTCCAGTTTGAATTTCTGTAGTGGATTCTTCGGCCTCTGCCTTTAACTCATTCTTTGAAATAGCCTTTACTTGCATTTCAGCGAAAAATTTCGGTCCGGGATTGTTACCTCCAGAAATAGCAGTCTTACAGGCTTCAAGATCGATGTCTGAAAACATCAATATAGCCTCAACACGCTCTAATTCTTCAGAACGAATAGCATTGTATATTTCAGGATGTTTCTCCTGTAGTTCTTGTTTTGTCATTTTAATTTCTTTTACTTGTTTGACTTTTATTTCAGTTTTGCTTTTGGCTTCACTTCCTTGTGATTCAGCAACTACCTCGTTACCAAAATCAGCAAAAGCAACAAAATTTTCATTAATTGCAGTTATTTGTTTAGGCTCTAATCTGATTATTTTATTTATTAGACCTATTTTTTTTGCATCTTTTGCGCTTAGATCAATATCTATCCTTTTACTCTGATCGAACATTTCATCAAATGAATGTCCAGTAACCTCTTTGAATATACTGGAATTAATTTTTAATTCCATTTTAGAACGCATGTCTTTATTAATTTTCGCTAATAGATCTTTGTCGTTGTCATTGTTGACAAATCCATCTGCTCGATGCATCCGAAATGTAGATACATCAAGTGCCTCAACATTATCCATAAATAGCAACATGAAAGCAATCATACTGTCAGCACTTCCAAAAACTTTTGCGTTGTTTTTTCCAGTTCTTTCATTTAAGGCTCCAAGCATTGAATGACCAGCAAAAACAGATCCGCCAGGGCTATTAATCCAATACTCCTGATCCTCAGAAGGATCGACTTCAAGTAATTGCTCTACAAACCTTTCGGCAGTAAATGAAAATATAGGTGAAAAAAGAAGTAATGGTCTCATAATTCTACAAATATATACATAATTTTTTAATTATTTTGCATTACCGTTGTTTTTTGAGATTATATCGGTCTTATCCTTAGATCCTTTTGAACTTCCGAAAAAATAACTTACAACCTGATTAAAAGATCCAATCAATGCACCTACAGCCATATATAAAACTTTCTCGTTTGGTACTGGTATTTCAATTTTTACCAATGAAATTATTAGAAAAAAGAAACTAAGTACGACTATGCCTCCAAGAACATACATGTATATTTCTGATATTTTTTTCATAATTATATATTTATTAAGTCGTTTTAATTCGCTTATACTGTACAATTAGTTGTATTTAAATAAATATTTGATTCTAACAGGCTTGTTGTTTGCTGTTAGTCAGATAGTTATGTATTTAGAGTTGTATCATGTTTTATTAAGTTGTATCTTGCATTGCAACGTGTTGATTAATACACACTTACATTTATGTCTTAAATACAAACTCTTTTATAATAGCAAAAATTAAAGCCCCACCAAATGAAAAGCCTCCTGAAATGTAAGCGATCTTTGTTTTCATAGTTGCTAATGAAACTTTTATATTTACAACATCGGATTCAATTTTTTCTATTTTTCTCCAAATACGATCTTCCGTTTTTACATCCATTTCTTTTAATGTTTTTATTAGTACTATTACTTTTTTTTCTTTTTCTATAAAATTTGAATACATTATAACAAAAGCTATAAATCCAAATAATATTGCGCCTAATGTCTCCAGCGAGCATATCCAATACCAGCTAATAATGCAATAACTGATATGAATGTTATTTGTCCACAAAACGAGTTATTTAATTCGAAAACATTATTATTTATTTTGCAAATATATGATAATTCATCAATTAGCTCTTTAATATTCCAAATTATCAACCCAAAAATTATTAATCTTGATGCTTTATTTTCCTTTGAAATTAAGAAAAAAACAACTACTGAAGGAATAAAATTTAATGCACCAAATTGATTAATTAAATAGTATACAGGTGAATCAAAATTTACGTTTTCATCAAATTTTATTCCTTCAAATAATAGATGAAAAATTTCACTAGATACAGTGAGAACTAAAAGAACTATTGCAATAATATTATCTTTTAGAAATTTCATTTTCTAATATTTTAATTCTTTTTTCCAAATTACTAATAATAATTTGTAATTCAGTATTCGTAATTTCAATAATCTTTGCGCTTGATAATTCAGTTGGCGGCTTTTGTTTTGGTCGTGGCATCTTTTTTTTTATTATTATTCGTGTAAAAATGTTATTATAAAACTTATATCCTTTATTGTTGGATCTCTATCTGCGCTTTGATTTGTCATTTTAAAACTTATATAATCATCTTTTTCAATCTCAGCATTAACCATCACAGTGCTATTGCCTACAGCGGTAGAAGCTGTTGATCTTGAGACTGTATGTTTTTCGATATTATTAATAAATATGCCTTTTCTCCAAACATCATTTTGAATATTTCCTATATAACTCATATTGAATAGTATGTTGACGTGTCCACCTACTAGACACTTTATACTGTCTCCAATAAATATAAATCCAAAGGAATCTTCTAATATAGTATGTGATATTGGTATTTTTTTAAAAACATTCTGGGTTAAATCTAGTACGATCGTTGCTCTTGATGTGTCTGCTGAAATGTGCGGTTCTGGATCGAAGCTTTGCATATTTGGACTAAAAAATATTCGTCCACTATCATTATCCGCATAATATACTTGTCCAATATTAACAGAATAATTTGGCGGTTCTGGAATTGTGTCGATATAATTCCCAGCCGATCCTAAGTAAATATTGCAACTATCGCTTGAACACGATGAAGTATTTAATCCTTTTACTTCGCCTCTTAATGTTACTATTCCATATGAATTGTTAGGTATATCAATAGTTGCCATACCTAGGACTACTGAACTATCAGAAGATCCATTCCCTGCTAGTCTTATTTTTAGAGTAATCTTGCCATTATCCTTATAACTGCCAACTAGCCTAACTACACTGCCATTTAATATTGTTGCTCCTGATTGATTATAGACTCTGGAAACGAGTTCATAACCTAGATTGTGATTAAAATCAACTATGTCATTATGAAATTGTAAACTTTGCGAAATTGTATCATAGATTAAATTTCCATTTGTATGCAATTCTTTTGAAGTACCATTGAAATTAATGCTATCGACTTCTATTAGATTCTTAACATATATTGCAGTGTCTGAATAAGTTATAGTATCATTTTCTGAAATTAAATTAAACCATTTAAGATCATTCGTCCAATTGACGTCTAATGTATTAACAGCTTCATATCTTTTTGTTACATACCTTGAGCTTTCAACCCAGGTAACAAGCATTCCTATTTCTCTTTTATATGCAGAAATGGAATTACGAGCCGTCTTATCTGCAACACTCCAATGAGTCCCCTTAATTTGAACCTGATCAATTAATGGTTTTGTTGCATCTATATGTTGAAGGTTTTCAGGAAACTTAATCTGAGCCTGTACCGTTATTGATAACAGGATCAGGATCAAAAAACTTGCTATTCTTTTTTTCATTTTCTGCTTTTTTGATGGTTTGCTCGTAATCGCCAGTATTTAAGTTTTCACTGGCTTGTTCTGCTGTTGTTAATGGGTAATTATCAAATGAACTTCCTAATTTTTTGCGTTCTGCCATTACTTCTTTCACTGGATCTATGTGTGGAACGGTTGCACCGATAAAACGGCTATCTCTATATGCTTCTAATGTCATTTCATCTTTTTCTTGTATAGCTTTCAAGTAGCCGGGTGCAGAAACATTATTTTGTAGAATATTAATATCAAGCCAATAAGTGTAAGTCGGTTGATAGAAATATTTTCGTACCTTAACTTCTCGTTCCGTAACCATTGTATACTCCCAGCTTTTCAATGCTGCACGGCTCCCAGAATAAGATCCGCCAAACTTTTCCATTGCAACCTCAGCAGGAATTCCAATCGTTGCATAAATTATATCTATGTTAACGCCAAAAAATTCACCAAAATTGATGTCTGAAGCCCAACTATTACGCTTAACAGTTGATCCTATTGGCATATTATATGTCTGCTTGCTTGTTGTTTGTGCTATCTTTGTTGCCATCAAATTACAGTCATCATAAGACTTAGTTTCAGGTGCAACTGGTCTATTTTTCCCAGCAGCAGCAAGAAATTGTTGGACTTGAGGATCTTCACCTGTGGAAAATTGATTGTGTTCAATAGTATAAGGAATCTTACTATTTTCTTCAGCAGTGCCTAATGCTGCATCTTTGTATCTGTCCATTTTGGCAGATGTTTCAAGTATAGCAGTTAATAATGACATGCCCCTTACATCATTGATCTTATGTTTCATGCCATAGAAAAGCCATGCTTTTACTCGTCCGCTTGCTCCACGTGCAACTATTCTCTTATAGCTAAGATCCCTTTGTGAAATATAAAAAGCAATATGAGTCCCTTTTTTGTTAATTTCAACACCTTCTTTGATTTCGTTGCCTCTTGCTTTTGCTTGATCATGAAATTCTGAAATTATTGGCGTTTGTATATGGTACCCGTCTATTAATTCAGTTGTTACTTTGTTTCCTTCAAATCTTTGTAATATAAGGCAATCACCAGCTAATATTGCATTTTTCAAAGCTTCAGCGGCTAAGCCATGAAGTGTATCCATACCTGAATAACTAGATCCATTCATACGAGCATGAAGCCGAAATTGATTTTCTGAATCTTGAATAAATGTTTTGGTATCAGAAATCCCTTTTTTCCCTAGAATATATTCATTTGGTTGTGATTGTAGTTTCAATCCGGGGCCTACTATCCAAAGGCAATATTTCTTTATAACATTCTGTACAACATCGCTTTCAATGAATGATTGCCATGACCTAGCACGTAATAACTGATAATCTAGTATAATGTCTTTTGGCGTGCCTAGTTCATATGGTGTTTTTTCGCCATCAAAATAAATAGACTGTATATTGCCATAATCAACATAACTCATTGATTGCGGATTTATAGTCTCATAATCAAGAAGATCGCTTGATTGCGGTTCTGTTTTTTTAGTTTTATTTATTTCAAATCCGAATAACTTCATATTACATCATCCCTTGCCATGGACGCAAAACACGCCCCCGACCATTTAGCTTGTTTAGTAACTGTTGCAAAATTCGCTCATAATCATTAATCGCTTTTGCAATCGCATCAGCAGATTTATATACTGTCTTAATCTTTACTTGCCCGTCATCAATTTGATATTCTTCAGTAAGAGCATTACCCACAGCCGCAATTTGCTGATCTAATAATCCTGCAATTATTAATTCGATCTTATCAGCCCGATCTTTCAAACTGGTAGCACTTTGAATATAAATAGTTTCCGTACAATCCGCCATTTTGCAAATATATGAATTTTTTTTATAACTTTGTAATTCATAGTAGTGTTTATTAGTTAGTAAGAGAAAAAGGAATCTTTTTAGTAAGATTCCTTTTTTTTATGTTAAAAAATGTTAACAAAAGATACAAGTTGCCGCTTTTAGTTGTATCTTTACAGTATATAAAAATAAGCATTATGACAAATTCAGAAAAAATATTAATAGGTGGACAAGCATTAAGAAATTTAGGTTCTGACAGATATACAAATGATGTTGATTTTTTAATTAATGATGTTTCTAATTGTAATGCATTTATTACCTCAGAAACTGAAGACTTATTGAATGCAAATGGCAATAAATTTTTTGCTGAAATTTTTAAAATTGAAAAAGAAAATGTACAGGCTTCTCCGCAAAGTCTTTTTGAATTAAAAGCTTATGCATTAGTACAGCACTGCCAAAACATGAATTGGTCAAAGGCGGATGCTTGCGAGTATGACATGAAATTTTTAGTTAGAAATTTCAATTGTTCAGCAAAAATAGTTAAGAAGTATGTAACTTCTGGAGAATTGTTTGAAATAAAAAAAATAATTAATTCTGTAAGATAAAATAAAAATATGATGAAAAACTCAATCGAAACAATCCGAGCAACAGCCAACCAAAGTAACCGAACTTTTACTATTAGGAAATTTATTAATAATAAATTATTCATAAAATACAGAACTATTCAAATGAGCCAATCAGAATTTAATGACGAAGAAATGAATACAGAAAACGATTGGAAACATTTTTTAAAATCAGATAATTATTATACAGTATCAAAACTTAGCTAAATAAATATATAATATGAAAAATGAATTTACATTAACAGGCGATGCGATTGCGGAAGAAATTAAAAGCAATCAAATAAAAATTAAAGAATTAAAAGAGCAGAATGATAAAAACATTCAGCTTCTAATTGAAAACAGAAAAGAAAGATTGAAAGAAAAAAAAACCAGTTAAATTAAAAAAGCCTCAGTTAATTGAGGCTTTTTTTTTTCAATCCATAGCATCAATCAAGCTACATACATAATCCCAGCCGCCTTCTTTTATTTTTAATCTTTTACAAAAATTAAAAGCGAAAATATCTCTTAAAGCAAGGTTGTAAACCGCACAATCAAAATAGTGATTAGCTCTATTTTTTGGGTTAATCCATTTCCACCCAGTTGCATCCCCATCATCATTAGTTTCAATAGATCTTTCTTCTGCTTCATATTGTTGAAAATAGGCTTTTGTCGTGTACTTTCCATCACTTGGAGTAGGGAAATTCATGAACCCGGGGTGTTGTGGTTTTGAAGGTTTTAATTTAATCATTTCAATAAGATTGTCTTTTATCTGATCAGTTTCAATGATGTACAAAAATGGATTCTCCTGAGATTGTTTGAAAATCTTAGTGTCTGAACTAACTTTCTTGAATTTGTCATCATAACTTTTCCCTTTCACTCCTAGTATTTCACCCGGATTGTGATCATTAATGAACCTATATACTTTTCTTGCCATGTGACCAGTATCGACTGCCGTAGTGAGAATTTTCATTTCGCCACCATCATCAGTTGGATAGGGTTTATTTATGATTTCATCATAAAAACGTTCCCAAATTCCGTCAATTTCTCCATTCATACAAGTAACTTTATTCCTGTTTTCATCCTTATTCCCGGAATAAAAAGTACCAATACTACCGTGAGTAATTGAATAAGTACTACCAGAAGATGAATGTGCCAATACTTCATAATCCAATCGTCCATCATCTACTAACCCGTGCAAGTCACCTGCGCAAGTTAACATTATGATTTCACCGTTTCCATCATCACGGCTTTTTTGCTTTGGAACTGTTCCTATTTTATAATTTCTTGTGTTTTTTGACAGTTGGCCTATCTTTACTTTTTCTTGTTTTTCTTCCCACGGAACACCTAATGTTTGATTCATGAAAACCTTTAATTTACTTTTGCTTTCACCATGCTTATATACTGAAATGTATTCATTTGCAAAATCCTTCCAACCCATCATGAAAGGAGCCGCAATTAAATTACTCATTTGATAACTTACGTAGCCTTCACGTTCTGGCTTTGCAGTTGCAATCCATTGTCCTTCCAGATTTATTTTGTATTTTTCTTTTTCTCCAAATTTTTCAAAGCATTCCTGACAAATATAGCCTACACTTTCAGGGATTAATCTACCTTCTTTGTCTTTTTCAAAATCAACTCCATAGTGATCCCCTTCTTTGGTTTTTCCACTCCAAAGTAGTTCTATGTAAGTGCCACATTTTGGACATGGAACATGCCATTTTCTTTGATCACCCATTAGATAGACGCTTTCAATATTGGACGGCTTTGTTTCAGGGGTTGAAATATAAAATTGTTTCATTACATTTTTTGCGGTTGAAAATCTCTTTTGCAATAATGTGAACAAATCGCCCTGATCCTTGTCTATTTTCTTTGCAGCCTCCCAGTCATCGAAAATGCCATACATCAATGATCTTTGTCTGGAGAGCTTATCTGTTGAATTTGTCCCACCAAAGAAAGCCCTACCGCCTGCATATTCTTTATATTTTGCGGTGTCACCAGTTCTTTGATTTCTTTTTTTTATTACATTAGGCCTAATAAGATGCTCTATTTGTGCGCTCCTAATTGCTTGATCTAATCTCATTTCAATCATTTCCTTTGAGAGATCATCACCTGCTGATGTGAATAATAGATTCCCTGGAGCGTTGGCAATCATCCAACAAATTCCCGCTATTACAAGCCCCTGACTTAATCCTGACTGACTACCTTTCATTACTGCGATTACTTTTGCGGAGCTATATGGTGAAAAGTGGTCTACTATTTCACGGGTATAAGGGGTGTATTTATATTTGAATGGGCCTTTTATTGTGCTTATTTCACTTGTAAGCTTCAAGTATTTCTCCGCCCAATCACTTGGTTTTAATTGCTCGTAATTTATGTTTATTGCTGAAATTAAGCTTTGAAGTCTTTTTTCTAACATCTTAAAACAGTGTTAATTGTTGTTTGTAATTCGAATATGCTGCAGTTCCAAGCTTAAAATATTCAGGATCATTTTCACAAACATCTAAATCATAGCCTAACTTATCAGCAGCAATTGCTATACTCATACCGCCCCCATTTGTATCAATTATATTATCACCTTTCTTAAGAAAATTAATCATTATCCATAAATAAAGATTAATAGGCTTGTGTGTTGGATGGATCTTTTTCTCTTTTAATTTATGATTTCCTTGCTGTTTTTCAGGATTCATTAATGAAATTCCTTGCTGCATGCCATTCCAAAGATATTTAAATTCAATTTCAGTTTCAATAGCACTACAATAAGCAATCTCAAAATTATTGAAAGAAATCCCTTTTGGTTTTAATTTATTCCATTTTATTCTGCCATTTCCGATATTAGGAAGATCAAAATAATCTACACCCCAAATTATTTGATTTTCAGAAATTCTAAATAATTCATCGAAATATTTTTTTGGAGGGGGTTTTTTATCCCAGTTTTTTTTGTTGTATTTTTTATTATTTGCTAAACTATTTTTTGAATTACTACCCATCGATTGATTAGTTATGTCTATGCCCCATTCTGGATCAACAATAGCCCAAGAGTAAAATTTATCAGGAACTTTCTCCATGAATTTCAGATTATCAATTTCATGAAAATTTATCATAAATCACCTCTCCTAAGTATAACGCCTTTAACTAATTTGAAATAATTCTCAACCCCTGAAACTGATTTTATAATCTTATTTGCTTTTTTTAATGCATTTTTCAAATTAACACACTGGTAATAGTAAGCGTTTTTATTGTGGAATACTGAATTTTTTTCTGATGGTTTCTGAGTTCCTAAGTTGAAAGTAGTACTTTTTTTAATATAGGCCCTTTTAACCTGCATCAGATTATAATCAAATTCATATAATTTTAATCCAGGAATGATCCGTGTTGATCCAATTATTTTATATTCTTGCTTTTCCTGTTTTTTTGTATGGATCTCTTTTCCGGGTGATAGTTTTAATTCTTTCATAGTTATTTTAATATGTGTTTTATTTTCATTTCCTTTCACCCCTCCCACGGGCCTCACTATATTTATCCTGTATACCACTTAACCCAGCGTTCAATTCTGACACCGCCTGTATTATTATGTTATTGACAGAACCATTAAGATCTTTTTTCAATTCGATATATTCATCTTGTGAAATTCCAAATCGATCCTTATATATGTTAGCCATTGATTCAATTTCTTGATTTGCCTGGCTTCTGATTTTTTCAACAATGTAAATTAGAAGAAACTCTGATTCGTCAAACGGAATAAGTAACCCCATTTGTTTTTGAATCTTAATTTCATCAAGTTCAATTGCTTTCTCAGTTCTCTTTAGTGTTGCTTTTTTTTGTTTTAATTCTAATTCTAACAATGGAGAATTATCATAAGTTTCAATTTGCTTCCCTTTTTGTTGTTGTTTGTCTAGTGCTTGTTCTGCTTGAGTTTTTGGATGTATTTCTCTTTTCGTATAGATTCTATTTAGATCGAATTCTTTGCCTTTAGCTTTTTGTTTTTCAATCCACAAATTATTTGTCGGCTTATCAATATCAATATTGCCGTGCTCATCTATTAGCAGTACTTTGTTTTTCACAGCCATTGTAATGCTAGCATTGCCCAGATCCAATGCCTTTGCCAACTCACTCTTTTTTAATACTTTAACCATTTGTTAGTTAATTAACTTTTTACAAAGTTAATCAAAATAATTTAAAAGTTAATAAGGCTCAAATCATGCCCAACGTTGTTTTGTATGGGGTGCAACCTTAT